ATTTACCTCAAAATCAAAAAGAGCTACTGTGCGGACACAATAGCTCTTTAGGGCTCCCAGGGGGGAGCATTCACTTCGATTGTCTCTATTGTATCATGATGTGTTTCAATTGTCAAATTAAATTATTAAACTCCTCAATTACCATAGTCTCATTGACTGTGGTTTTTAAGTCGTATTTTTCCATAAAGCGAATGTAATTAAATTCTCTAACATCGTCCATCAAAGCCAATTCTTCTTTGACCAGGTAATGGATCATATTCCTATCGGCTTGTAATTCATACTGTTCACGTCTTCGGTCATATTGTGCCGGGTCGTGGTCTTCATGGCCCATTTCGTGGTAGATGACTTTCTTGTGTTGGATTTCATCCAAATAGGCGTCAACTGCAATCATGTTCGCACGCTTGTTGTATATGCCTTTCTTGTCCGTATCTCTACCGTCAAAATAGACCAAATCAATGCCACGCTCTGCGCAGACTGATTCCGGTGTCATCATAGGCAACTATTCCTTATCTCTGTTTTTCATGCGAGTTTCGAGGATTGAAGCAATGAGGTCGATATCTTCATCGTTAAGGGGCATGCCGTCATAAGACATGGACTCGGCTGCCATTTCCTTGAAGTCGATTTCTTGCACATCGCTGTCGCTGGCTATCCGAGGATTATCCGTTCTGCCTAATAAGTAATCTGTGGATACGTTGAAGTAGTCGGCGATTAATTGTATTCTTTCTGCCGATGGCTTCTTATTCTTAATTGTGTAAATGGAGTTTCGACTTAAACCAAGTTTTTCTTCTAAAACCCCAATGGTTATCCCCCTTTTTTTGCACAATTCCTTAATTTTTTCAAATGTCGAAAACATTGATTTATCAACCTTTCTAAGAGATTGACAAAAAATATCTACAAAAAAGTTTGTAAAACTATTGACAAAATACAAACTTTAGTATAGAATAATTTTTGTAAGATGATTGAGTTAGAAAAAACGAAGTCAAAAACATTCTAAAAATAAATATAACACGGTCGCCAAACTGTATTTATAAATGATTAGAAGTGTTCTAAACGTTGTTTTTATTATACCTTGATTTTAGAATATAGTTTGTTTTTTGTCAAGTATTTATATAAAATTTTCTAACTCTTTCGCTTACAAGCTCTTTGACAACTGAATAGCGATATGGTAATATTAAGGGGAAGTAGGAAGTTGCACTGCGGTATTCATCGTAGCAACACTAAAAACCCCCAGTATTGCCGTACTGGGGGTTTTTGTTAGCTCAGCTAACAAAGCACTACTTATCATCTTTATCTAGCCTTTTTTCAATGGCGATGAGGATGATACCGACCAAGATTGGTGCAACGATATTGGTGAGTAGGAAGTCACACATTGGCATTCACCTCCTTCCCTGGCGGTATAGGAGTGCCGACCCTAATTATATCATATTGCTATTCAGTTCAAAAGGTAGTCCTTTGACAACTGAATAGAAACGTGGTAAGATATAGGGGAAAATAAGTGTTTCGATAAACCATCGGACAAAGAAAGCCCCCTGCTAACTTCCACATAAGCAGGGGGCTTTTTGACACTATCAATCTTCGTCTAGCCATTTTTCGATGACAAGTAGAAGGATACCGACCACTAACGGGCCGATGATAGATGAAATAAGTGTTTCTACCATTGGACTTCTCACCTCCCTTCGAGGCGATATCGTCAGTGCCAATTTATATTATATCACGTTTCTATCAGTTCGATAGGGGCGTTTTTTTGTCTTATAGGCAAAATAAAAAACGTACTCTATCTGCTTCATAGAGTACGCTACGGAAATTGTTCTGCTCAGGCCAGAAGCAGTGGCACACGATACTTGACGAGTATCCGCACCTCGTACTGCTATCGGTTAGAAATATTTTTTCTTTTAAGTCATTTCTGTTTGAGTCTGGTGTCGTCGACTATCCCGGTAGAAGGTGACTGACTTCTACAAATGAAAACATATTCCTACTGAGACACAGTATACCTCAAAAACTCTGACAAAGAATATCACTCCTTTCGAGTTTATGATTAATTACATTATATAAAATGTAAGAAAATTTGTAAAGGGTTTCACTGTGAAAATACTTGAGCGGACACGATTTCCTTTGATTTTTATTATTCATTATAACTTACAAGAAAGGAGCAATTATATGCCAAATGTGGACGGGGGTCGTCAAAAAGTATTGGAATACTTAAAAGACAACAATCTCACAATTACAACGTTAGCGGTGCAATACAGCATGGCTCGTCAGGATGTCACTAATATCTTGAATGGTAAACTAAAAAATCCACAAGCAAATCGTTTTATTGCTCGTGTGATTGAAGATTTTAAGATTCGGTAGGTTTATAAAACTACCCCAACTAACAAACTAGAAAGGAGAAGGGGATGAGACTCAATAAGATTGAACAGGCAACAAAAATAGTGCTATCTATTGCAGTTGTTGGAACTGTTTGTAAGATAGCACTTGAGCGACATGAGTCTGACAAGCGTTTTAGAAAAAAGATGTCAGACATCCTTACCGATTTTGGGGCGTTTAAACTTGACAAAGAAAAGAACGGTGATTTTTTCTTGGAATTATTAAAAATCACTAAGAGGCATTAGATGTGAAAATCGCCTGGATCAATTATTTTCACGCCGTCAATCTCGATAACAGATGGTCGTTTATACGGGTGAATTTCTTTGTATTTATAAAGTAGAGTAGTAAGAAATTCTCCAAGTTCATCATAACGAACGGTTTCGTGAATTTTATCGTGATAATTGTCCAGTATTTCAATAATTAGTGGATCAAATTTTGATGCCATATGTTTACCTCCTTTCCGTGTTGATAGCTAAATTATAGCATGGATAGGGGAGGGGAACAAGATTGGAAAGGAAGAGAGAACATGGAAAGTAAATTGATTGCCAACTGGCAAAAGAAAAACTACCAGCTCAGTCAACTGATAGTTGATAGCCTTGATGGGCTAGATGTGTGGGAGACTGTGTTGGCACTGGGAAAAATCAGAAAGGAAATGGCATGACAGTATCTAGGGAAATGAATGACTTGGAAATCAAAGTTCTCAATGCTATCAAAAATAATGCTAGTTACGACTTGCCAATCCAAGCAAGCGAACTACGGCTAATATTCAGCATTTCAAAGCGTAGCTTGGAAGAAGTGATTGAAAGCTTGCGGGTTAATTTTAATCATCCGATAGTAGCAAAGAAGACTAAGCCAAATGGATATTACCTGCCTAAGTCAGAGCAGGAGAGATTGGATGGGTTGGCACCATACAGGCGACAGATTGAAACAGAGAAGAAAAACCTAGCAGCAATCTTGTCGGTTAACTTAGAAACCTACTGGAATACAACACAAAAAGCCTGACGGCAATCAGGCTCTTATTAAAATTACTTACTTAAATTATAACACACGAAAGCGAGGTTTGACAAGATGGATGACATTGCTGAAAGCCTCATATCACGTTTTATCAGTCAGCTAAAAGTTAGACTGGTGGAAGTGTTTGAGGTGTTTAACATAGAACTAGCAATGCCGTTGCTGCTAAATAGCAAGCAGTGCAAGAAGTTGCTAGGTATTGCAAATGAATCGGAATTCCAGAGGGTGTCACACCTAAAAGATTTCCCAAGAATTGAAAAGAAAGGTTCGCACCCACGATTTCCACGAGATGCGGTGGTCGAGTGGATGCGTGTGAATTGGAAGTTGATATGACTGAAGCAATTTTAACATTAGGAATCTTCGCTGTGCCAATTTTGATGGCGGCAGTAGTGGAGCAACGGAAGGCTGAGAAAAAGCGGATGTGTGAAGAATTTGAAGAAATTCGGCGCAGAGATTACCTGTACGGCTTTAAAGCAGGCATGGGGTATCAGAGCACCTGTGACATTGAAAAAGCTCGTAACGGGCTAAAACAGAACGCTCAGCAAGTAGATAAGGAGTGGAAAAGATATGCAGAAATGGTTGGCTAATTTTTTAAAACAAGAAAAACCTGCTATCCCTCGTCCGCTTTACACACTAGAACAGGAAAACCAACTATTGCATGACATGGTCCGTGAAATCGCTGAACAACGAAATGAATACCGTATCGAGAATCAGCGGTTAAGGGATGAGAATGACACGCTTAAGCGAATGTTAGAACGGTACAGTTAGGCGGTGTTTCAATGGCTCGTAGACATGTATTTGCCCACATAGTACCCAAACGAGTAGGGGATTTGAAGTCTAATACAGGGGTGGATTACGCTATTTGGGTACAAAATTGTGAGCTGACTAATGATGAACTAGCGGTATTGCTCGGTATAGATGTGAGATATGTAACGAGAATGCGGAAACTTGACTGGATTCCCGATACATCTGTCCGAGAGCGCATTGATCAGTTGATTTTGACAAGGAGGGAATGATGGAGAAGACTGCGACTTTTTTTAAGAATGAGGTTGAGAAGTTTCAGTACTTTCAATTTCCGAAATGGCTGTTGAAGGATCCATATTGTAATCTTTCTCTGCAAGCGAAGATGATTTACACTTTGATGTACGATCGGCTTGGTCTTTCTTTGAAGAATGAATGGTTTGATGATAATGGCAAGATTTATATTTACTATTCGAACGAGAGTCTTGCTAGTAAGGAGGAGGGGATTGATTGTTCCATTCCGACTGTTATCAAAGCTAAGAAAGAATTAGCGAATATGGGGTTGTTAAGTGAGGTTCGTCAGGGGTTGACTTTGTCAAATCGTATTTATTTGAAAGGTCCTAATTCTTTATCTCATGAAGTTAAAAATTTTAAACACAGAACTAAAGATTCTTTAGTTCAAGATGACAAGAATTTTAAGACTAATAAGACTGAATATAATAAGACTGAAGATAATAAGACTGAAGATAGTAATAGTAGTTGTATAAATAAATACGATCTTCAAAATTTATTTAAAGATTTTGAAAAGGGCTTGGGTCGGTTTCTTAGTCCGTTTGAGATTGAGGATATTGAGAAGTGGGTCAATGAAGATCATTTTGATGAGTCTGTTATTCGTGAGGCTCTTAGAGAGGCTGTTCTGAATGGTAAGGTTTTTATGAAGTATATCAATGGCATCTTACGGAATTGGAAGAAACAGGGGTTGCTGACGGTTGAGGCTGTAAAGGCTCATCAGGCAGAGAGACAACAGGAACTGCCTAAGAATGTTGATGTTTCGCCTGAATTTTTGGAGGCTATGAATTTATGGAAGGATTAGACAAGGTAAAACGGGTCATTCTGAAACACGGTCTTAAGCAAGATAATCCTTTTGTCCGTGATGTGAGGCATTCGACAACTGGTTTGGAAATTTTCTACGGCAACGAGCGTCAGGCCTTTCGGTACGCAAATTGGCAGGTTGGTGTCGTAATGACAAAGCAGTTGTATCTGCATGGGAATTTTAAAATTATAGAGGTGGAGGACTAATGGACGGTTATTTGAAACTAGACAAGATGTTGGATTGGCAAGTAGCGAATTATCCGCTTCGGATGTCTGAAAAGGCTCGGTTGATGGCTTTGCCAGAAAGTGAGTTTCTGGCTGAACTTGATCGTATGGCAGAGGAATATCATCGTACCAGATATGGAGGTAGTTGAATGAAAGAGGCTATTAAATTTGTGATGCTAATGCTAGTTTTGACTTTTGCCGTAAGTATGTCTGCTATCTACAAGTTAAAAAAGCAAGTTGAGCAACTAGAGGCAAGAAAACCAGTCATCATCTACCAAGTTGACAACGCTGGTACAGAGATGTTTGGCAAGGTCACCGCTAAGGATGTGGTTGACGGTCATTACTATGTCGAGGTCAAGCCGTACGGTAAATTCCTGGTGACCAGGGAGCAGTATGAAGAAATTGAAATCGGACAGGAGATGCCTGAGTGGTTGAAAGGGCGGGGGAGTTGATGACAGATAAAATGTGCATTAAGTGCCACAAGGATAACCAGTGGTTTCGCTCAGAATTTTGTTTTTCTTGTATGAAAGATGAAAATGAGAGACAACTCACTGACCGCATCCTTTCTGGAGTAGTAGTTGAAACTGAATATGAAGACGATATTGTTTGCCCTTGGTGTGGCACTCGGTACGATTCATTTGATGTGGATGAAAATCATTCGTTTATGGACGAAGGGGAACACACAACTTATTGTGACGAATGTAACCATGATTTCACATACCAAGCTAATGTATCTATTACGTTTTCGACAAGGAGATTATAATGCCAAAAGTGATTTATAAAACAGAAACCGGAGTAAATATGTTGGGTGAGTTGGAATATTCTGTTACCCCAACATGCCCAGTGTGTGGTGAATGGACATATAGCGAAGATACCTGTCCATTTTGTCGCATGAATGGAGTGTTGACCGAATTAGAATATAACGGCGCTAAAGCTCCAGAGTTTTTTGACGAGCATGGTAATAAGGCTAAATGCCATTGCGGAACTTGTGGAGGAAACAGATGAATAAGCATGAAGTAATTAAAGAATTAATGAGCAAATCTCGAGAAATAATTTTCGGAGATGATGAAAATGTGTATTTGAGCCGTAAACGAACTATTGAGCTGGTCTCTCAAATCCACGAACCGCAGAGGGTTGTGGTGCCGAAGCTTGTAGCTGAGTGGTTAAAAGAATATCGATACGTAAACACCTTACTAAAAGTTTTGAATGCTGCAGAAAATGAGCGAATAGTCCCATCTGCCGTGAACGATTGGATTTTGGATAACCAACGCGACTTTGTCATCGCTTGGCTGGACGGCTACGAGGTAGAGAAGGAGCAGTTGTACACAGTGGAGATACCGAATAATGGCGGAACATTGATATTAGCATGCATCAATCATGCTATTAAATTAGTAGATGGTAACAAACACTTGCCTGGAAAATTTACCAAAGAATCGATAGAATATGCCGGGTTTGACTGGGCATTAAAATGGGCTAAACCTGTGGAGGTGGAGTGATGAGACAATTATTAAGGTCTGTTGGATTTATACTGATATTTCATTCGGTTGCCCCTAACATCATCCACGAGATGACGCTTGCTCAGAAGATAATGTTTGGATTA